TTCCTCACCTCCTCTCACAGTGCTATTATTCCGGTAGCCACCAACAGCAACACTGATTCCATCCCCAACAGGAATGCCATCACCGTAGACAGCCTGCCAAACAGCCGCACATCCTTATGGCTCTGATCCAGCTGTTCCCTCATGATCCGGCCCAGCTTCAGGATCTGCTTCTCTTCCTCCTGAGTGACTACAACGCCCTCCACTGGGGGCTGATACTTAATTGCTTCTGATTGCATTGCTTGTCCTTTCCGACCGCTCTCAGGCGGTCTTGTCTTTCCTTCTCATTTGCAGCACCGCCATTGCCTGTTCCTGCATGGCGTATGCGACCTTCTTAAGTTCCTCCGGGCTGAGGGAATCCATGGGGACCTTCTGCCCGGTTCTGCCTATGTCAACGTAATTCGTGAAGCCGTATTCCCTCACTATAACCACCTCCTTTTTGATTTTATGCGGTATGGGCTGTACATCTTGCATTGTCTTCTCCTCTGCCCTATACTGGTATCTATCAGCACCGCCATGCTGAAATATATATGAATAGAGGAAATAACATGAAGCCCACTCAAATTAATGTAAACGGCTATGACACTTACTGTATTGATCGCATTGACGATGAACGTCCTCATTTAGTAATTGCAATCCCACCCAACGCCGGAAAAGATATCTCCAAATTGTGTGGCTCTATAATTTGCAAACATCTAATTACCAGAGTTGACTATCAGATGGTTGATGGTACTCGCTTTATCTTGGCCTACTATTAAGCTTCCTTAAAAGTAACCGTCAATTCTGCACACTCTCCCGGGACACCTGATGCAAGCTTCTCATTAACAAGCATTGACAGCGGCCAGTTCTCAGGCCCCGGAAGAGTTACAACAACGGCTTCCTGAATAAATGGTTTCCCATTGATTTTTAGAACTCTTTTTTCGACATCTATTTCAAGCTGTCTTATTTCCACCTCTCTCACCTCCCTTAAAAACTCTTTTTGCCGCCCAACGTACACACTCCTTTAATTCTGCATCACTTGGGCGTTCATACCCCTTAATTTCGATGTACCTTATCATGGCTATAGCTGAAATTCGGCTTACAAGCCATCCAAATGCGCATATGGCAGTTGTTATGGTTAAAATAATCGTAAGCAACTCTCTCACCTCCCGTCCCCAGTCTCAAAAAGATTCATCTTCCTTGCTATGCCTCTCGCCCTTGTGCTATACTCCCCTTATAAAATGCAAAGGAGAATATCTATGCAACCATCTTTTCAATCTCCCACTTTGGAAATTATTCTCAATTTTCTTTTAGAGTTATCCAACTCTATTTTACCTTTTGCCTCTGGCATAATCATTTTTTACCTAACCTATGGAAAAGAAAAAAAGCTCAAAAGAAGCGAAGTATTACAAAAACGCTTAGATACTTTTTATGTCCCTTATTACCAGTTCTATTGCAGAAAACTCCTAAACATCAATGCATTGCATTCATTTTCTACAGAGCAAATTTGTGAATTATTTGAATTGCTTTCGAAAAACATATATAATATGGGAACCTTATCTCAGGCTTTGTATTCTGATTTTTACCTTGCTTATTGTGACCTGTTCGAGGCTCGCAATGGAAAACCACACTATTTTATCAGCACCTGTTCTACCGACTTCGAAATGCGTTTTACAGCGTTAAGTAACCAGCTTTTTGAAGAATACACAGATATATGCCATAGCTTAAAGCTGCCATCACCAGCAAAAGAACTCTGCAAACGCCCTGACTTTTCGCTGCCAGATACATAATCAAGCAAAATAATGGGGTAAAAATTACTGCTGGTATGATTTTCTCACCTCCCTTCCTCAGACTCTGCGAAATACTCCACCGGAACATCAAAATACTTGGCGAGGATTAACAGCTTGTCGAATTTAGGGTTACTTCGTCCATTTTTCCAATCGGAAAGAACCGACTGAGCAATACCTGTTTCTTTAGAAACTGCATATGCTGTTTTGTTATTTTTATCTAATAACTCAGCAAATTTTTCGTACAAAATTCACACCTCCTTATTAAGTCAATACTATTGCAACTACTACGGAAATGTGATATACTTCGGTTGTAAGCAAAAGCAATCATATTTCCGTAGCATATACCAGAAACCGATGCAACGGTTTTCTTGTGTATGCTCATACTATACTACGGATAGCCGTTTTAGTCAATGCATTTTTAACGGTTTTCTTTAGTATTGCTTATCTTTGTGAAAGGTGAACATATTATGTATGAGATTTTTAGTGAATTACTACAGAAATACGGTGTAACACCGTATAAGGTGAGCAAAGAGACCGGAGTATCGCAATCAACCTTAAGTGACTGGAAACGTGGTATCAGTACTCCAAAACCAGATAAGCTACAAAAAATAGCTGACTATTTTGGCGTTCCCCTTACTTATTTATTGATAGGAAATACGTCTGAACAAAAAAAGGAAAAATCATCTGAACTAAATTCCAGAGATGAACGTGACATTGCCAAGGATCTTGATAGTATCATGGAAAAACTTTCTACGGGTGAATCTGGCCCAGCAAGTTATAATGGAGAAGAACTCGATCCAGAGGCAGCCGAATTATTTAGAGATGAATTAGAAATTGCGCTTCGACGTCTTAAAATTATAAATAAGGAGAAATACACTCCCAAAAAATATAAAAAGTAGGTGATACTCTTGGGGGAAATAGAACGTATAAAACGATTAGTTGCTTATTATAAGCGATTATGTAATACATCAGATCCATTTGAGATTGCTGATCGTTTGGGAATATTATATCAAATTGGAAACCTCAACCAAGAGGGCTGCTACATGTTCCTCAAAAATCATCGTTACATATTTTTGAGTAATCAGCTAAGCAGAGAGGAACTGATCTTGGTTATGGCCCACGAATTAGGTCATGCTTTACTGGATCGAAAATCGAACTGCTATTTCATCAGAAACAAAACACTGCTTCTTAATTCCAAATTAGAGAGAAGAGCAAACTTATTTGCTGCCTATCTTCTGATTTCGGATGATCTGATAACTGAATTTAGCGGGTACACAATGGAGCAGATGTCTCTATGTACCCGCTATCCAAAAGAATTGATTGAATTAAGGTTAAAATAGGAATTTTTATGAGATTATTCAATTTTTTTAAGCCACAAAGGTATGATATGGATTCTATAGAGGGAATCAATTCAATTCCTGTACCGGCCAAAAACTATACAACTGGAGATCCAACAAAAGACTGCATCTATTATCTCTTACAGAGAAAAGCAACTGAACATAAGAAAAACGGTCGAATGGATTTAGCGATTGCTTGTCTCCGTAAATCAAATGAATTATCTGATTACGAAACCAAACCACTCCTTTTAGAAAAAGAGTACCTACGCCTTGTAAAATATATTTTACAAACCGGAGATATATCCTTGGCCGAAAAAGAAGAAGAATATATTTACAAACGTCATCCTGAATTTAAAGACCGAAGAATTTCTAATCTTTCTCGCATTAAAGAGTGTATAAAGAAAAATAAAGAATGGAAAAATGATCTTGTTATAGTACACACTAACCATTCTTGCCCAATCTGTGGAAAATATAATAATAAAATCTACTCAATTAGCGGCAAAGATAGAAGTTACCCTAAACTTCCACCTGAAATCATACAAATAGGTGGATTCTGTAAAACTTGCCATCTTGGAATGACTTCTTATTTTGAAGACATTTCAACTAAACCCAACTAATCATTATACTTAAACAAATTTACATCATAAATAATTTCAAAAAATGGAGGATGAACATATGAAAAAAGCAAAATTATTACTCGCTGTTTCCGGTATATCTTGCATTCTGAGCATGACTTCATTCGCTGGCGAATGGAAGCAGGATGATTCAGGATGGTGGTATCAGAATAATGATGGCTCCTATATTTCCAACCAGTGGTTTCAGGATTTTGATGGCAAATGGTATTACTTGAATGAATCTGGATATATGCTTACAAATGGCTCTGCTCCTGATGGTCGATCTGTTGGAGCTGATGGTATATGGTTAGAAACAGTTACTGGAGACCCCAAAGAAATTTTGCGTGAAGTAAATAACTGGGTGATTCGAGATGTATGGAATAATGGATTCTGTGATTTCAGTCATTACGAATACGATGGCTTAGATAGCACAGGGCAGTCTATTGATATTGATTATGCTCTCCAGCTGTTCAAAGAGGCGTATAAGAAAAAAGCAGGATACGAGGTATACATTAACAACTTACCAGATGATTATGCAGCCCTTAAAACAGCATGGGGAAAATTAAGTGCTGAATCCGATAAACTATATAAACATTTTGAAAACGGTGTTTCACAAACCGGAAATGAAACAGATACTGGTATTTTTGTTCAGTACAGAGATGTTTTTTCAAAATGCGTAACTGAAAAACGATAATATAACGCAAAAACCGCCCCTGCGCCAACAGGAACGGCTTTCACATAGATTCTCTTGCCGGATACTCCGGAAAGATATATCAGCTTAGACACCTGAATTATATCATTTCTGGTACATCCTGGCAAGGGGTGTATTTTTTGTACCCACTTTTCATACAATCCACAAGGAGATGATATAATGTCACAATTATCTACCAGCAATTCACAACCCTTGGAAATCGGCGCCGCCTACATCCGCGTCAGTACCGACGACCAGACAGAGCTTTCCCCGGATGCCCAGCTGCGAATGATTCTGGACGCTGCCAAAGCAGACGGCTTCGTAATCCCCAAGGAATACATTTTCGAGGAGAAAAAGGGTATTTCCGGCCGCAAGGCAGACAACCGCCCGGAGTTCCAGCGCATGATTGCCATTGCCAAGTCCCAGAAGCCTGCACCATTCAAACGTCTGTACCTCTGGAAATTCTCCCGGTTCGCCCGGAATCAGGAAGAAAGTACCTTTTACAAAGGCATCCTGCGAAAGAAATGCGGCATTGAGATCAAAAGCATATCAGAGCCCATCATGGAAGGTATGTTCGGGCGGCTGATTGAAACCATCATAGAGTGGTTTGACGAATACTACTCCTTCAACCTTTCCGGAGAGGTCAAGAGAGGCATGACGGAGAAGGCGCTGCGTGAAGGTTACCAGACCGCCCCATGCTTAGGATATAAGGCTGTGGGCGATGGGAAACCCTTCCTCATTGATGAGGATGCCTATTCCATCGTGGAATATATATTTCAGGCCTACCACAGCGGCAGGGATATGACCGGTATTGCCAGATCTGTAAACACCATAGGGTACCGCACTCAAAGAGGGAATCTCTTCGACCGCAGGGCCATCTACAGAATCCTTACCAATCATTTTTACACCGGAGAGGTCTCATGGAACGGAATCACCTTTCAAGGAACCCACGAAACTCGGCCAGCTGTCACCTCTGTATTTGACGATGTCCAGAAGCGTATAACCTCTGAATACCGCCCTAAAAAACGCCGGGAAGCTTCCGCCAACGCTCATTGGCTGTCAGGGATGCTGTTCTGCGGAGTCTGCGGTAGCAGCCTGGGCTTCAACCGCTCCAACGATCAGAAGAAGCGCCCGGACTTCTTCCAGTGCTGGAAATACGCCAAAGGCTTCCACCCTGGCTCCTGCTGTGTATCCGCCCGAATCGCAGAACGTACCGTGCTCCGGTCTTTGGAGAAAGCCCTTAGAAATAACCACCTTGAATATGAACACATCCCAAAAACCGAAAATGACATAAGCGAGGAAGAAATTGCAATAAAAGAAGCCCTCGAACGCATCACGGTGAAAGAGCGACGCATCCGGGAGGCATATGAAAATGAAATAGATACCCTGGAAGAATATAAGCAGAACAAACTACGCCTGAACGCAGAACGCAAGGAACTGGAGAACGCCCTGGATCAGCTCCGGCAAAAGGCCCAGCAAACAGAGGCGGCTCCACCGGATCAGGCTGAAATGATGGCAAAGGTGTCCTGTGTGTATCAAGTACTTTCCGATCCGACCGCAGACAACGAAACTAAGGGCAACGCTCTGCGGTCTCTCTGCGAAAAGATAGTATTTGACCGGGAAACCCGGAGTTTTACGTTCTTTTACTACACATCATAAGTTATTACAATACGGCGGGCTAGAATGTCATAACTTATGAGGTTTTCTCCTATATAAAGGGCGGCTGCCAAAAACATAGAAGCAAAAGATTTTCAGGGATATTGCATTTCAGAATTGCATATGCTATAATGCCAGTAGGCAAACGATAGAATGTTTCCAAGTGAAACAAACGAACCCCCAGAAGCTCACACCTTCTGGGGGTTCTTCCTATTTTTATACAGTCAGGCATCTGTAGGCTGGTTACCGATTACTTATCGCCGTCCAACCATTTGATGATGTAGTGGCAGGCTACACCAGCCGCAACGGCGACGATAAACGATAGAATGTGATCCAAATGAAACACCTCCCTTCCTTACCAGTATAGGAGGCGGTAACATCAGCATTATATCACATCCATATCGTCCCTGCTACTTCTTTTTCTACCTTTTTATTCCACCAGCCCCGGCCATCTCAGCGCCCCATCCTGATCCGGAGTAAGCGTCACCGGCTCCACAATCATCCGGCCCTCAGTATCCATGATGTACCACTTACCATCTATGGTCTGCTGGCCTGTTACCATAGCACCATCAGCACCCAGGTAGTACCAGTGGTCTTTATACTTGTACCATGTATCATGCACCATTATGCCGGAGCCGTCGAACCAGTACCACTTGCCCTCATGCCAGTACCAGTCATTTCGGACTGGCTGACCGTTTCCGAGGTAGTATCTCCAACCGCCATCTTCCTGCTGCCAGCCAGATTTCTTTGCAGGCTCCATCAGAGCCACCTTGAAGTCTGTCCATAACTGCGGCTGATCCAGCATCTTACAGGGACAGTGCTTACGCTTTGCGTCGTAGTGCCGGATTACATGATCGGCATCAATCTCCAACTCTGCCATGATCTGGCGTACAAGCTCTATACAATTAGCACGGGCCTGATCGTAATCGGAGTCTGGATTGACACAGATCTCGATGTTGATGCTGTTGGTATTGGTTACTCCCGGCACCAGAGGCGTACCGTACTGTCTACCGACTGCATAGGCACCGTCTCTGTAATCTAAGGTCTGCACTGCTACCGTATCGTCCACATACCAGTGGACTGACGTGGACAGGTTGCCGTTTTTATGGGCCTGAGCGTGTTTGAGCGCGCCTGCACCCTTACTGTAATTATCTGTCTCATGGATTACAATCCATGCAGGACGGTTTTGACCTGCGTAACAGTTTATCTGCTTAATCTCTTTTCGTATCTCCATAGTTTACCCCTCCTGCAACACTCTTTTTTCCAATGCTTCCAAACGTGTAACAATATCCTGCTTATCTTGTTTCGCTGAGTAAACAAGATATTTCTCTGGATTTTTCATCACATCCTCAAGATCGATCTGTGATTTTTCTTCTCTAAATTCGTTGTAATCATATTCCAGATATGACGTTATTTCCCCATCGTACTTCTCTGTTTTTTGTTCCTCATTGAGACATATAAAAATGTAGACCAAGTCCCCATCATCCACCACTTTAACAGGTGGCTGTGGATCGAAAAACCTTGCTTTTATCGGCATATGATACCCTCCTTTTACACACACGGGCCACTTCCCGGACTTTATATTTTGCTACAGTTCTAAAGCTGTTTGTATTATCAAAAAATCCCTTATATGACAGACACCGCCTTGCCGTTGAGAGCGGTATGGGCTTATGCGTTTTTATTTTGCGGTATGTCCTCATATACACCCGCCGAATACGTTTCCAAACGCGTTTTCTTATTGTTACATGATCGCGATAGATCTTAAAGCCCATCATATCCACAACTCCGCATGGCTGTATCGTCCATTCCTGTTTTATGGTAATCCCCATTTTGGCAGCATAGGATACAATTCTTTTTGCAGCCATATTAAGCAATTTTGCATTTGTTCCCGTAATGTAAATGTCATCCATGTAAAACAACACATGCTTTACCAGATTCACTCTTTCTGCACCTCCTGCTCTCCGCTTCCGGATATGGTACATCCGCTCTGAAATCTCGTGATAAAGCTGAGACATATACAGATTGCAAAGAAACTGAGATAGGTAAGATCCTATACTCAATCCTTTCTGGAACGTTTTAAGGAGCGTATCAACAAGCCACAAAAGCGGATCATTTTTAATGTACCGGGAAAGAAATTCCATCATTTTCTCTCTACTGATACTTTCAAAGCACTTTTTAACATCGAATTTGCCATAATAGCGCAGGGTTTTATCTCTCATCCATTTGTAAATTTTCTTCATCCCCCTTACGGGGCCACGTCCTTTAATGGATGCATATTGATGGACGCCGATCCGAACGCCTATTGGTTCTAATGCATTTACAGCAACATAATCATATATTTGCTGCTTTACATCCTGGATTCCTATTTCCCTGTTTTTCCCACTGGACGGATCCTTGCGCTTTTTGTACCAAATAGGCGGGAATTTAGGATTTCTGGCAATGATCTCTGCGTGAATATCGTTTATCACACGCCCAATGCACCAGTCTACCGCAATCCTCCCTCCCCGGTATAGCAAATAATATATCTGTTCCGGAGACAGGATGGTAACACTTGACAGCAGCCGCAGCGTGTCGCGGCGCTTTAATTTATCTGCCAGGCATTGATGCACTGATTTTGATATCAATGCCCTATCAGTTATATCTACTTTTTTACAGTATTTTTTCATATTCTTAGACCTTCTGATTTTCTTCGATTATCTTTGCGATGGTTTTCGGTTTTTCTACTAGCCACAACACCGGCCTACTGCACCGGTATTCCTTTGCCATTTTACTGGCTCCAGCGGGCCTATAAAAAGAATTTTGGACATCTGCCCGAGAACCTTTCGGTTACACTCTTTTCGAGTGCGAAACATGGTTTAATGCCGCCAATGCGGAAAATAGATAGATAATATCAGCCGCCGTAGTTCCAGTTCGCCCTGCCAAGCCTGTTCCTACAGTTCAGGTACGCACAACCAGCGTTCGAGCCGTTCCTGAGATTGCCGCCACACCATGAGTCCTCTATTTTAGGGGAGATCCCCTCTTTGCTTCGCAAATTCACCCCCGACGGCCTTCTTTTAATCGCAGCCGCCGCAGTCCCAGAGCGCCCCGCCAAGCCAGTTCCAACAGCCCAGGAACGCACAACCAGCGTACGAGCCGAGCCCGAGATGGCCGCCCTGCATAAATTCACGGGTTCCGGATGTGGATGTCCCGCCGGAATAAAGCATATCTCCATATCCCTGAGTGCTTCCACTTCCTTTTTTGGCCACAAACCATGCGCCGGTCTTATATCTCCTATCCAAAAATCCTTTCCGTCCGGAAGCGCAGGGATATTTCCAATCATGCGGTAAGTGCTTTTTATAACTGTGTCCGCCGAGCTGTGGTCAAGTCCTCTCTCTGCTACATATACGTTTTTGCTATGATCGGGCTGAAAATCAAGCACAGTGTCAGATGCTATCGCATAGCATCCTACGGCGTATTCCCGCCCTTGGACACGGTACGGGTGCTTTCCGTCACTGTTGGATACAGCCGATCCATCGTGATGACCTATTACTGCATCTGTATTTCCCGCTCCCCACGGCATCGAACTTATTATGATCTGGGATTGCAGAGTTTCTGTCACCTCTACCGAAGTGGTGGAAAACCCCTCTGAAATATCTAAATACACCGCCTTATTGGCATCATCCAATGGCTCAATCCGTATAACTTTGGCCATATCTGCATAAGCCCTCATTGTTTTAGCGCCGCGGTCTTTATTAAGCGCCCCCTTATTATCGCTCCCATATCCCACATAGACACGGCTTCCAACCAATATGTTATCAGCCTGTGCGTTTGTTACCGGGAAATATGTCTCTTTCGTGCTGCGTTCTATGCTTGCATCGTACTGCCAGTTATAGGACGTGCATCCCGAATAAAGGCTCTGGCTGTTTTTCG